ACTTCAAAGACTTCGGATATTTTCATTCCAGCGACTTTTGCGTTGTAAAACTCCGCCCGTGTAGCACTTTTTCGGTTGGCAAACACTACCGTATCGACATAGGTTTGCGTTACATCGCCGAAAGCGTCAATGACATTGGTCGCAGTTCGCAATGTTAATAATTCGCTCCACATTAAACCGCCTCCAATGTCACATTGATCGTTGCCGTTGCGGTCACATCAAGGTCGGCTTCTTGCGAAGTGTAACCAGTTCCAGAAATATAATAGGTTTTGTTCGTTCCCGCCGGCACATAGTAAAATATCGCAGTACCAGCAGAATCGGTGTACTTGGTTTCTCCGTTGAAAGTGACCTCAATATCTGCTTTTGCCACCGTTGCCAATTTGCAAATAAAGGTTATCGCATAAGACATATAATCTCTGCGTCTGCGGATCTCATCCCGTAAAGTGTAATAGTCCTCCCGGTTGAGTTCCGCATCGTCATTTGACAGTCCAAACTTCCAGCGGGCATAGCAACGGACAGCCCCAAGGATGAGGCTATCCGTTTCGCTATTGGCCATTGCCGATGTGACCCCCAAACTGATGAGGTCGAGTCGGCATTCCGCTATGATGTCTGTCAGTTCCGCATCGACATCCGTTGAAGTGTTTCGCCGCACCGCCCTACGGATTTTCGCAAGAAACGATTCTTCGACCACGATGTAGAGAGTCAAGACATCTGAATCATCAAGACCCTCTGCCACCGTGACCGCTTTGAGTGTGGTTTTTGTTGCCGCAGCCAATGAGATCGGAGCGGTATATTTGGTTTTTGCGGAGGTGGGCGTTGTGCCGTCAAGCGTATAGTAAATATCGCCGCCCACCTCCGTGGTGGTCAGCGTGACCTCCTGTGCGGTTGTGTAGTAGCCTGATGCCACATTAGAGGTTACGCCTGCGGATTTTGCCATGATTCCCTCCTAAAAAGTGTAGTAGATGCAGACCTCCGACCCATCAAGAGCCGAATCGAGGTCTATCAGGTTCTTTTCCAGTTCATCAGCATCTGCGGTGATTGTTGGTGCATTTGCTTCGATAACACCCAAAAATGTGACCTCGATAATCGGTCTTGTTGCCGCCGCACCAAGCATAAAAGGTATGCCGATCTTATCTCCCCAGCCGACATTGATCGTTTCCGACCCGGCCTTGATTGGGAGATTGATGTTTGTCACCGTCTTGAAAGCCTTTACGCTCGTAACGGGCGTATTGCCGTTGAGTGTGATGGTTTCTGTGATGGAGACATCGTTAATATTCGTCCCCGTCACCACCATGTTCCCAGCCTGTGCCGCAGAGCAGACCGCAGTAATGTTTCTCGCATACGGCATTGCGTGTGCGAATGTTGTATAATCCGCCGCCGCCGCCGGGAGTGCCACCGCCGCAAGGAGTCCATCAGCATCAAGCGTTGCCGCCTGGGCCGATGTCAATGTTTGGCGGCCGATTCTGCCACAATATAAAGGCTTATTTACGGCATTTGTGTTGTAAAGTTCCATGTCTTCACCCCCTACGCTTCAGGGAGATAGTAATACAAGCAAACTTCTTTTCCGTTCAATGTACTGTTAATATCGACCGTGTTCTTTTCGATTTCGTCAGAATCGGTGACCTGTGTCGGTGCATTTGCTTCGATGACCCCATCCAAGGTTGCCCTTAAATAGGGTTTCTTGCTAAACATGAATGGTACGCCAAGTGCTTCGGAATATCCCAAAGATACGGTCGCATCCGTGCCATCGTGGGACGGCAGAAATACACTTGTAATGGTCTTAAAGGCCTTTGTTCCTGTCTTGGTTCCCGCAGTATTGACCACGAATACGGGAAGAGTTTCGGAAATAACTTCATCATTGATGTTCGTCCCATATACTATTACAGAAACCGCACCAATATCATCCGTCCCGACCGCAGTTGCGGTGATTGTTCTTGCACATGGCGGCTGGTTGAATAGCACCGTTTCATCGGGAATGATTGTTTCACCACCGCCGCCAACGCATTGGACATCTGTCATGTCGGTTGTGGTGCTTTCGGCTACCGCCGCACTATCCCAATCGCCACCCGCAACACAGACCACCGCCGCAACACTGATTCCATTGACGATGCCCTCAACCCCGCCTTCACCAGATGGAGTGACCGCGCGAATTGCCGCTTGAATAAGTGCGGCGGTATTGCTGGCCGCCGTGCTGCTGGCCAGTTTTATAGTGATAACTCCAGTAGCATCCACGGCGCTTACAGCCAGCTCATTGCTTGTGTTGGCATCAAGCACAAAACTGATCTTGCCAACAGGGGTATCGGTTTGCGTTGCTACAAAATTGATGGTTAGCGTGTCGGTTTCCGCAGAGGCGGCCACCAGAGTTGCATGGCAGGGACCCGTGGTGGCTCTCGCCGCCATGAGTCCTGTTGTACTCCCTACTACGGCTTCGGCTTCGGTAAACACCATGCGGGCAACGCTTACTTCCTCAAGTGGGAATCTTACTGCGTCTGTTTGAATTAAACCCATCTGTTTACCTCCTTATGCTATGGATGTAGCACCTTTCACAACCGCTTCGGGCAGTGCGACCTTGCTATCGAAGATGCAAGACCCTCTGTAGAGAATCGAATTGCTGGAGAATCCGGCGTGTTCGCTGATTGCCACATTGATGTCTTCTGCGAAGTTGCCAATCATTGCTCGCTTGAAGTCCCCAAAGTACATAGTGTAGTCGGGAACATAAGACGAGAAGATTACCGGGAATCCCATGAGCAGTTTTCTTGCCCCGTCAATATTGACAACCGGGAATTTGCTATCATCACGCAGACGCATGATTTTGTTCCAAAATGTCTTGTGATTCATGAGGAATCTCGCATCCTGTGCGTAAGAACCTTCAAGGTAGCCGATCAATTCCATCAGTTCGTCAGCGGTCGGCGTGTTGGAAACACCCCACTGTACGCCATTCGTTGTGTCTGTCCAAGTGGCATAGGCTTCCTCGATGCCCTTCGGCTGTGTGGTTCCGTTTCCGGTGATGAGGTAATTCTCAATCAGTCTGCCGATGTCACCGCCAAGCGTGTTGACGATAAACTGCTCAAACTCGTTGACTCCCATTTTCTGCACGATCTTGGATACCGCTACGATTTTGGCAATCTCATAACCGCCAAGCGTAACCGCAGTAGTGGTGTCATCATCTGCCGTAATAGTTGCGTTCTCTGTGTGGATCTTAGCTACCGCTCTTGTTCCCTCAACGCCGATGGTGAAGTTGCCCGGCACATGGAATAGATTGATCTCGTTCAAAAGCGGAGCGGTCTGCTTGAGTTTTTCGACAAAGAGTCCGCTTGTGTAGGTCGGAATCGCACCCAATGCCGTAGTGGCTGCCCAACCCTCGCCGGTCCTCTTCTCGGCTTCGGTCAAAGCGTTCTGCAAGCCTTTCAGCCAGTATGTTCTATATTCAGGAGTGGAGAGGTAGTCGGCTTTTTCAATTTCCATGTTTGCTTCCTTTCTTGTTTCAAAAACTCTTGGAATAATTAAACCGCTTGTGATGTTTAGGGCGGTCTGTTTGCGGTCTTCGAGTGCTTCTAATTCTGCTTTCCTGTCGAGGAGTTCGGTCTTTTCTGTGACGGCTTTCTCGACAGTTTCCTTGTCTGTTGCGGCTCTTACTTCCTCATCAAGTGCGGCAAGCCTTTCCGCTACTTCGGGTAAATTCATTTCGTTAATTTCCATCGTTACCTCCAAAATAAAAGTATTTAGCCTTTTCCAATTCAATCTCCGTCCTTGCCTCCACAAGTTCCCTCTCGGCCTCCACCTTGAAGAATGACCTTGCTTGAATGGATGTGCTTTCATAAGCGGGTATATCAACGGCCGCTACATCGTAGAGGCGTTTGATATCAAGTATTCGTCTTGTATGCGTTTTTTGGTTGTACTCCTCGTTGCTAACGGTGAACGCAAACGACATTTTATCAATATAATTTCCCTTGATTTCTTCGTATAATTTCCTTGCTTCTTCTGTTCCGCTCAAGTCTGCTATAACCTTGATGCCCACATTATCAACCTCTAATGCAAGAGTACCATTCTTTGTTCTTGCAACGGGCTTTCCGCCATGATTGAAGTTCATGACCACATTTCCCATATCGGTTTTGGTGAATGCGTTTCGGTCGATTACTTCCTTGTACTCTATGCCGCCGAATTCATACATGACCTCTTCCTGGTCGAAAACCGCAGCATACCCTTCGACCTTAAATCCCTCATCTAACGCTCTGACCTCAAACCCTTTGTAGTATCTGTCCTTGCTAATCATTTGTCCGTTTCTCCTTTCGGATTCTGCCACGATTGCATCTTGTCACCACCCTCAACAGGCGGCATATTCATTACTTCCCGCCATTCGTTGGGCGACATTGCCGACCTATCCACCATCTGCACAAGTGCCAGTTTCTCATCTATTGACAAATAGGACAGTTTGTTGGCCTCAAAGATGACATCTATCCCGCTATCTCCGTAGATTTTGTAGGTCAATTCCAATCCTAATGCGATCAGAAAGCCCTCGATTCTGCCCTCATAAAACGCTTGCCACCCGTCAGAATTGGCTTTCGATGTGATGATGTCCTCATTTACACCGAAGTACCGATAGATGTTCAGCCTCAAATCTTCCATAGATTTGTAGTTGGCGATCACGGGTGCCATATTTAACTCTTTGAATTCTTGCGTAGCATCCAAACTCACGATCCCGGAAGTGTTTGCCAAACTCATGTAGTCCGTGACAAATCTTTCCTTGTTCTTCTTCACATCGTCATCAGACAACATGGCTTTTGTACTCTTGAGGATTCCTCGTAAGTTGGCGGTAGACTTGATCGCATTCGCCATGCCCTCGTTGGTTGTAGTCAGCAGGTCGAGGCTGGTCAATATCGCAT